GGTGGACCTTGTTTTATAACCACTGCTGCTGTAGAACACAACAACGAACCAGACGAAGGAAAGTTGCTAACAACACTCCGTAAATTCAGGGATAACTATATGAAGAAAGATCCCGAAAAAATGAAAGATGTTAAATGGTATTATGACAACGCTCCAGCAATTGTTAAGGGATTGAATAACTTAAAGAATTCAAAAGTTGTATATAATAGAATTTATCAGCAATATTTAAGACCGGCTATGAAAGCCATTGAAGAAGGCGACAATAAAAAAGCTTATACTATTTACAAAAATGTTATGAAATATTCTGCTGAGAAAGCAGGAGTAAAAGAAAAGAGTTTAGAAAAGCAAGTAGATAATAAAAAGAAAGGCATAGCTTCAAGGAATAAAGATGTCTCCTAAACTATTTGTTAGTGCCTTTCAAGGCATTAAAACATATTTTATTAATAACACAATGGAAGAGGGCAAGCTTCGTGATGCTGCCCATAAATATGTTGACACACAGACAAGCTTTGCAAATATGCTTGTCGATAACACAATTACAGTCTGCAAAGAATTTGTAGACAAACAAACTAAATTTTGGTTTCCTAGAAAATAGGAAGACTAATGTTATACTCCACAACACACACAGGAATGGAAATGAAAAAAATATTATACAGTTTTGTTAGATGGTTTGAAGACGCCAGAAGAAAAGACATTGAAAGATATCTTTCTAAGTCTCAAAATATTCATGAGGTAGAAACCCGTCTTCGTGACATCGAACATTATCGTACCCGTTATGGGCATTATATTTGACACACACACAGGAGAAACATATGTCAAAGAATCCATTTGAAATTAGAGCCGACATGTTGGCTATGGCTAAAGACTACATGGACAAGCAATATGAGCTTAACGTAAGCTTTGCTAAGGACATGTTGGCACAGGGTAAGCAGACAGCTGAGGAGTTTCAGAAAGCAATTCAGCCTTACTCTGTAGAAGAATTGATGAAGAAAGCTCAAGAACTATATTCTTTTGTTTCTAAAAAAGACTAGACAATAGTTCTATAAAGTAGTATACTTCTCATTGGCTACCTATTTCCCCAGCGGGTGCTGGCTACAGATAGCCCCATTAAGAAAGGAAAATAAATGAGCGAAGAAGTTATTGAGCAGCCGAAAAGGGTTGTTGCTTTTGGTAGACGCAATGCCAACGAAGATAGAATCAAGAAGGCAGAGCAAGAGTTAGAGGAGCTGACGAAAGAATCTGAAACTGTAACTGTTACAGCTGAAGACTCTGAGGCAGAACCAGAGAGTGCAGAAGAGAAGACATTCAAGAAAAGATATGGTGATCTTCGTAGACATTCTCAGAAACAACAAGATGAGTTACAGAATCAAATTAATGAGCTAAGGACTCAGCTTGAGAAGGCAACAGCTAAGGAGATTAAACTTCCAAAGACGGAAGAAGAGCTGCAAAGTTGGGCTTCTGAATATCCCGATGTCTACAAAATTGTTGAGACAATCGCTATTAAGAAGGCTCAAGAACAGTCTTCTTCGTTTGAAGAGCGTCTACGCAAAGTTGATGAGATGGAGCGTAATGCTGCTAGAGATAAAGCTGAAGCTGAGTTGATGAGGCTTCATCCTGACTTTAATGATATTAGAGATCAAGATGAATTTCATGAGTGGGTTGAAGAACAACCCGACTGGGTTCAGAAAGCTTTGTATGAGAATGAAACAGACGCTAGATCTGCTGCCCGTGCAATTGATTTGTACAAGGCAGATAAACAAATCAAAGCGCCTAAGAAGTCTTCAGACAAAGAAGCTGCTATGGCTGTCGGAACTAAATCTGCCAAGACTACTCCATCTAAAGAAGGGTCTGAGGATTTAATTTACGAAAGCCAAGTGGCTAAGATGACCACTCAACAGTACGAACAGTACGCTGATGAAATTGCTAAAGCAATTAAATCTGGTAAGTTTGTATACGATATGAGTGGCAATGCTAGATAATAGTTGACAAGTCTGTAAAAAGCTTGTATAACTTTGGTTATTCGTAGAGGTATGCTTAGGTATGCCTCTACCTTTGTAATAGTACTACTAAAGTAATATTAATTGCCGCCTACCGGATGGCTCACCAATTATAAGTACGGCAGAGTACATTGTGTATCACAGAAAAGAACTACCAGTAACTCTTGGCGGTTAGCCGTTAATAGAGAAGGAATCTAGAACCTTCCCTATTGACCACCTAACTAAGAAGACCCTGTAGTAGCCACTGTATGTGATTTTAAATGCCTTATCTAAGGAGAACAAAATGGCATTTCCTACCGCATCTGGTTACGGGAATCTTCCTAACGGTAACTTTTCTCCCGTAATCTATAGCAAGCAAGTTCAACTTGCTTTCCGTAAGTCTTCGATTGCCGAAGCTATCACAAACAACGATTACTTCGGTGAGATCGCCAACTTTGGCGACTCGGTGAAGATCATCAAAGAACCTGAAATCACAGTTAAGTCGTACAACCGTGGCACACAGATCACGGCTCAAGACCTTGACGATGAGGATTTCAGCCTTGTTGTTGATCAAGGTAACTACTTTGCTTTCAAAGTGGATGACATTGAAGCTGCTCACTCGCATGTGAACTTCATGTCGTTGGCTACTGACCGTGCTGCTTATCGCTTGCGCGACCAGTATGACCAAGACGTTCTCGGCTACCTGTCGGGCTGGAAACAGTCTGCCAAAGGCGCTGTTGCTGACACTGCTCGTACAGCTGCTGCTGGCACGAAGTCGGTTGATACCGCCGGTGCTGACGAACTGTTGGCTACGATGAAGCTCAAGAAGGGCGACTTTGGTAACATCACCACCGGTTCGGCTGGTGACCATTCGATTCCTTTGGCTGCTCGTCTGCCGGGTGCTACTGCTCTGCCAACAGGCACGGCTTCGCCTCTGATGGTTGTGGCTCGTATGTCGCGTCTGTTGGATCAACAATTTGTTGACACCAATGGTCGTTGGCTGGTGGTTGATCCCGTCTTCATGGAACTCCTGAAGGACGAGGACAGCCGCTTGTTGAACGGCGACTTCGGTGGCTCTGGTATGCAAAACGGCTTGGTGGTGAACAACCTGCATGGCTTCAAGGTCTATGTGTCGAACAACTTGCCAGCTATTGGTGGTGGCGCTGGCACAACTGGTTCTGCTAACCAAAACACCGACTACGGCATTATCGTTGCCGGTCATGAGTCGGCTGTTGCTACGGCTGAGCAGATCACCAAGACAGAGAGCTATCGTGATCCCGACAGCTTTGCTGACATTGTTCGTGGTATGCACCTGTATGGTCGCAAGATCCTTCGTCCCGAAGCTATTGTGACAGCTAAGTACAACGCTGCGTAATTGTGGGGGAGTAACTCTCCCCCTTTTTGAAAGGAATTTTAAATGGCTACTGTAACTACTCTTTCTAGAGCAGCTGGTGGTGCTAGCAATCCGGGTCGCAAGGTGTACATGGTCGAGAAAGAAATCGACTTTGCTGCCGCTGCTACCGCTAAGGGTTCGGCTCTTGCCGCTGCTGATGTGATCGAAGCAATTTCGGTTGGTGCTGGCACTGTTGTGCTCAACGCTGGTATCGAAGTCATGGCTACCCCCGCTGGTGGCACTGGCACGGTTCTGGACTTGGGTGTGACGGGTGTGGACGCTGATGTGTTTGTTGACGGCTTTGCCTTCGACAGCGCAACCGCTGGCGACTATGCTCAAAACGCTGCTGCTTTCCAGCCTGTGGTGCTCGGCGCTGCTGACACCGTTGACGTTCTGGTGCAAGCTGCCACTACCGTTTCTACCTCTGGTAAGATCCGTGTATGGGCTTTGCTGATGAGCGTTGGCGAAATCGGCTCTACCGAAGCCAATGAAGTTGACCGCGATCAACTGGCTTAATTAGTCTTGATGGGGAGGCTCCTTATGGAGTCTTCCCTTTTTACTGAGATTTCATAATGGCTTATAACTTTTTAGAATTGGTTAATCAAGTTAATAGAAGATTCAACGAGGTTGAATTAACTTCTGCTAGCTTTGCCACAGCTAAAGGCTTTTATGGAAGCGCCAAAGATAGTGTTAATGCTGCTATTAGAGATGTAACTCAAAGTCATTTTGAGTGGACATTCAATCATGCTAATAAAGAAGAGACACTTGTTGCTGGAACAACTAGATACGCTATTCCCGATTCAACTTCTTCTATAGATTACAACAGTTTTAGAATTAAAAAAGACGATGCTCTTGGTAATGCAACAACAAAGTTAAATGTGTTGACTTATGAAGAATATCTGAAAAGATTTGTTGATCAAGAATATACAACAGACACTGGAACAAGAGGCTTGCCTCTATATGTTATTCAGGCTCCATCAGAAGAATATTTAGTTTCTCCTGCTCCTGATCAAGCATACACTCTTGTGTTTGAATACTACACTATACCTACTGATCTTAGTTTGTATAGTGATGTACCTACTATTCCTGAAAGATTTAAACATGTAATTATTGATGGTGCTATGTATCATGCTTATATGTTTAGAGGTAATGAACAAAGTGCTGCCATCTCAAAACAGAAATTTGATGAGGGCATAAAGAGAATGAGAACCATTCTTATTAACAGATATACTTACATGAGTTCTTCTTATATTACACCTTCGGGAAGTAATATTTCAGGACCTAGACTAATCTAATATGGCTGACGCTTGGAGCACTTACGCTTTTGAGTTTAAAGGCGGTCTTGTATCGAACCTGTCTCCGTTACAGCAGGGTATTCAAGCGCCGGGTTCTGCTCGTGTTTTGAAAAACTTTGAGCCGTCTATTGAAGGCGGCTACAGAAGAATAGAAGGTTTTTCAAAGTATGATGCTAGTATAGTTCCTGTTTTTGCCAACGGTAAAGTTCAAGGTAGTGGTCAAAGTGGTACGACATTAGTTGTTGCTAACATGGCTGCTCCACCCGCTGCCGGTAATACTTTTACTATTGCGGGTGTTACAGGAACATATACAATTGCTGGTGGAGGTGTTTCATATAATAGTGCTACTAAGGTTGCTACATTGACACTTTCATCTACATTAGCCAGCAGCCCAGCAGATAAAGCTGCTGTTACTTTTGATAATACAAGTGATCTTATTTCTGGTGTAGCTACATGGAATGGAACAACTGTAGCAATTAGAAACAACTCGGTTTATACTAGCACAGGATCTGGATATACTCAAATAAATGTTCCTTCCTATGGAACTGTTCTTGTTAATGGCGCAGGACAAACTGGTGGAACACTTGCTGTAGATGGTTTAACAGATACTCCACAAGTAGGAGATACGTTTACTGTTACAGGGATAGAAAAGGTCTATACAATAACAGCTGCTGTTACAGTTACTTCTGGTGCAGCTACACTTACTATTAGTCCTAACTTAGCTAGTAGCCCTGCTGACAATGCTACTATTACATTCTTAGAAACAGACTGCACTATTTCTGGTAAAGCTAGATTTACTAAGTATAGGATTGGTTCGGATGAAAAGATAGCCTGTGCTACCAGCAGCAGCAATCCTTTTATATATGATGGAACTTCTTTTGCAAAGATAAATACTAACTCAGATGTAACAGGCGCTCAGCATGTAACATGGTTTAAAAATCAGTTGTTCTTTGCAAAAGGTGATAAATTAATATTCACTTCTCCTTACACAGATACAGATTTTAATATTGCTAATGGTAGCGGTATTATGAATGTAGGGAATGAGATCACAGGTCTTAGAGTTTTTAGAGAACAACTTATAATTTTCTCTGAACAAAGAATTCAAAGACTTGTTGGTAATACACTGGCAGACTTTGTGTTGCAGCCTATAACTACAAACATTGGTTGTGTAGCTGAAGATACAATACAAGAGATTGGTGGTGATTTAATTTTCTTAGGTCCTGATGGATTAAGACTATTAAGTGCCACAGACAGAATTGGAGATTTTAACTTAGCTGTTGTTTCTAAAGGTATACAGAAAGAAATGACTGACTTAATAGCTGCTTCTACTAATTTTTGTAGTACAGTTATTAGAAAGAAAAGTCAGTACAGAATCTTTGGTTTTTCTGCTGCTGTAAGTACAGAGAACTCTTCGGGTATTATTGGGACACAGCTAATTGGTGGAGACACTTCAGGTGTTGCTTGGGCACAGCTAAGTGGATTTAAAGCTAATGTGACTGACAGTGATTATTACAATTCTGAAGAAATTGTTTTATTCGCTCAGTCAGACGGTTATGTTTATAAGATGGAAGATGGTAGTAGCTTTGATGGCGCTAATATCTTAGCTACTTTTTCTACTCCTTATGTTCCTTTTAATGATCCAAGAATTAGAAAAACATTTTATAAGCTTCACCTCTATACAGACCCATCAGGATCTGTTACAACTGATGTAAACTTAAAACTAGATTTTGATGATTTAGGAAGCATACAACCCGATACAGTTTCTTTAACTAACGAAACAGGATCTGTTGGTTTCTATGGTTCCCCTCTCGCAATTTTTGGTGTTACGACATTTGGTACAAAATTAAAAAGAGTATTTGAATCACAGATTGTTGGAAGCGGTTTCTCTGCTTCATTACAGTTTGTTAGTGACGGAACGTCACCACCATTTAGTTTGGACGCCGCAACTGTAGAATATTCTACACATGATAGGCGCTAAGGAAGGATAATAACGTGGCTGGTTATACAAGAGCAGATACAGCAAACAACATTGCAGATGGTAACATTATCAATGCAGCAGACTTTGATGCTGAATACGATGCTATTGAAGCAGCGTTTGATGCGTCTACTGGTCACACCCATGATGGAACAAGTGCTGAAGGAGCACCTATTACTGTCGTTGGTCCAGTGCAAGATGTAGTAGTTAGTATTACAGCTATTACTCCCAAAACAGATAACACTATTGATTTAGGTAGTTCCTTAAAAGAATTTAAAGACTTATACATTGATGGAACAGCTAACATTGATTCTCTTGTTGCTGACACTGCTGACATTAATGGTGGTACAGTTGATGCCTCTGTTATAGGTGGGACTACTCCAGCGGCTGGTACATTTACAACAGCCACTGCAACAACTGGAAATATCACTACAGTTAATGCTACAACAGTAGACACAACAAATCTAGAAGTAACTAACTTAAAAGCTAAAGATGGCACTGCTGCTGGTAGCATCGCAGACAGCACAGGCGTTGTAACTCTTAATAGTTCTGTTCTTACTACAGCAGACATCAATGGTGGCACAATTGATAACTCAACAATTGCCACTTCTGATATTACCGTAGGTGCTGGTAAAACGCTTAATGTTTCTGCTGGTACTCTTACTTTAGCTAACGATCAGATTAGTGGTGACAAAGTTGAAGGTGGCACTATCAGTGCTACTACTATTACCACTCTTACTTCTACAACTGGAAACATTACAAATGTCAACGCAACGACAGTTGATGCTACAAACGTAGAAGTAACTAACTTAAAAGCTAAAGATGGAACAGCTGCTGCTACTATTGCTGACAGCACTGGTGTCGTTACCATCCCAAGTTCGGTTCTTACATCAACAGATATTAATGGAGGAACCATTGATGCTACTACAGTTGGTGCTACTACCCCTTCTTCTGGTGCTTTTACCACTCTCACTGCTTCTGGCACAGCTACTTTTACCACTCTCAATGCTTCTGGCACAGCTACTTTAAATACTCTTGCTAGCAGTGGTGCAACGATTACTGGTGGTACAATTAATGGTACAACTATTGGAGCAACTACTCCTGCTGCTGGTACATTCACAACAGCCGCTGCTACAACAGGTAACATTACCACAGTTAATGCAACGACAGTTGATACAACGAATATTGAAGTAACTAATATTAAAGCTAAGGATGGGACCTCTGCTGGTTCTATAGCTGATAGCACTGGTGTTGTTACATTAGCAAGTTCTGTATTAACAACTACAGATATTAACGGCGGTACGATTGATGGTGCTGCTATTGGTGCTAGTTCTCCTTCTACTGGAGCTTTTACAACTCTAAGCACCACAGGTGGTTTAACTGTTGGTGGGGACTTAACTGTCAATGGCACAACAACCACCATCAATTCCACCACCTTGACGGTGGATGATTTAAACATCACTGTTGCTTCTGGTGCTGCCAGTGCTGCGGCAGCTGATGGTGCTGGGTTGACAGTTGATGGTGCTAATGCTACAATACTTTATACTAATGCTACTGACACATGGGACTTTAATAAAGGAGTAGTAACTACTTCTTTGACAGCTTCAGGTGCTTTTGCTTTAACTGGCGACCAAGTTCAGATTAGTGAGGGTGGTACAGGTGCGACAACGGCTGCTGATGCAAGAACAAATTTAGGTTTAGGAACGGCAGCAACCACTGCTTCTACTGACTATGCTACTGCTGCACAAGGAGCTTTAGCAGATAGTGCGTTGCAGTCTGGTGATAATGTTTCTACATTGACTAATGATGCGGGGTATGCTACAACTGCTGCTACGGTAGCTAAGACAGCTTCTACTGGTTCTGCTGTTGTTCCTGCTGGAACACAAGCGCAACGCGATGGCAGTCCTTCTGCTGGTTACTTTCGATTTAATTCAGATGCTGGTGCATTTGAAGGCTACAACGGAAGTGCTTGGGGAAGCATTGGTGGTGGCGCAACCGGCGGCGGTGGAGACGCTGTGTTCGTCGAGAACGACCAAACGGTCACGACCAACTACACAATCCCGGCGACCAAAAACGCAATGTCCACCGGACCGGTAACCATCAACTCAGGCGTCACAGTCACCGTGTCCAGCGGCAGTCGCTACGTTGTAATTTAAGGAAACGATTATGGCTCTTGAATTAAATGGAACAACAGGCGTCAGCCTAGTACAGGATGGCGTTATTACTGATGCCAACCTGCCAGCGGGTAGTGTGTTGCAAGTTGTATCTACTTCTTATTCAACTGCATTTACGACTTCATCTGGAAGTGCGGCAGATACTGGTCTTTCTGTAACCATAACTCCAACAAGCGCAACAAGTAAAATTTTAATTCTTCTGTCTCAACAAATGTATATTTATAACGGCGGGGGAGACTCTGGAGTAATAATTAATATTTTAAGAAACGGAACGAATTTGATTGGGGTGAATGGTCATTCGGGGTATATTGCTGGATACAATTCAAGTAACCCTGAAATTGTTTGGAATTTGCCAATTACATTCCTTGACTCCCCAGCAACAACTTCTGCATTGACATACAAAACGCAAGCAGCGGCAACTGTTGGTGCAACTGTCATTACCTGTTGGAACAGCAACGCATCAACAATTACTGTCATGGAGATTGCAGCATGAACAAAGTAGACGCACTTCAATCTCTACGCCCCGGTGCTGAATGGGTTCTACGCGGTGACGACCTTGAGTGGCTAGACGCCAACCAAACGCAACCAACTGAAGCAGAAATTGCAGCAGAGGTTACCCGTTTAGAAGCAGACTACGCTGCCAAACAATACCAGCGTGACCGTGCCGCAGCATACCCGTCCATCCCTGACCAGCTAGACCAAATCTATCACGAAGGCATTGACGCTTGGAAAGCGACCATTGCTGCCGTTAAACAGGAGTACCCCAAGCCATGAGTAAAGTAGCAATTCAGGGCAACGCCAGCGGTACTGGTACGCTGACCATTGCCGCGCCCAACACGAACACCGACAGGACGTTGACGCTGCCTGATGAGGCGGGGACTGTGTTGACCTCTGCAAGTACAACGGTGCTGCCTAAAGGTGTGCCAGCGTTTAGTTATGAAAACACTACTGCACAAAGCATAAGTTCTACAACTTGGACAAAAGTAACAGTCAACTCACAGATTTTTGATACAACTACTTCAGACTTTTCAAGCAGTCGGTTTACTGCTTCTGTTGCTGGTTATTATCAATTTAATGGTTGTATACGTTGCAATGGTTCGTCAATCACCGGCATCGTAGTGGCGCTTTACAAAAACGGTAGCATTGTTGGGTATGGAAATGCTTTGCAATCATCTGTACCAGCCGACAACTCAATTAATGTATCAGAAATTATTTACCTAAACGGCTCTACTGATTATGTTGAACTTTACGGATTTATTATTGGAACTAGCCCAAACTTTGCATACGCAGCAGCGGGCGCAAATGCTAGATTTTCAGGCGCGTTAATGGGGGCGGCATGATGACTCTATACGACAAAATCAAAGCACTTTATCCTGACCTGCAAGACGCAGATTTCTTGTACACCGTCGTGCTGCAAAACGATTTAGATGGTCGCGGTGACTACATCAAAGAGTGGAATCACCCAACCCTACCACGCCCGAGTGAGGAGCAACTAGCATGAGTACCATAGCAGTCAACGCCATCACAGATGCCAGCGGCGGCAACACGGCGTCAATCAACGGGGCAACGCCGACCACCGACAACACGATGGGTCGCAATAGGGTCATCAACGGAGATATGCGTATTGACCAAAGGAACGCTGGGGCGAGTGTGACGGCAAACAATGTGTACTCAGTTGATAGATGGATTGCTCTTTCGGATACGTCTGGAAAATGGGCTATCCAACAAAACTCTGGGTCAGTTACCCCGCCAGTTGGATTTACTAATTATCTTGGGGGCGTTTCTTCATCTGCTTACAGCCCAATCTCTAGTGACTACTTTGGTATGCAGCAGCGAATTGAAGGTTTTAATGTTGCTGACTTTGGGTGGGGAACATCTAATGCAAAAACAGTTACCCTGTCTTTTTGGGTTCGCTCTAGCTTAACAGGGACTTTTGGGGGTTCGTTGATGAACTCTGCTCAAAACAGAAGCTACCCTTTCCCATACACTATTTCTTCTGCCGATACTTGGGAATATAAAACG